TCATAATGTAACTAACTGTATTATTCATAAAAGAGGATTCCCTATATGGAAATGGAAAGATACTAATGAAACTAATACATCTGAAGACATAAGTTACATATCAAAATTGTTTAATGAGAATGACGTTGAAAGTATTTTACATATAAGTTTTCCATATTATGTAAAATGTTTTGAAAGAAACAATTGGGATTGCTAAACTTTTTAATTAAAATAATATATTATATAAATATAAAGACTAATGATAATATACGTTGACATAGATGATACTATATGTAGGTTAAAAGAACCTATGAACTATCATACTGCATACCCTATACCAGCTGCTGTTGAAAAAGTTAATAGCCTATATGAAAAAGGTCATACTATAATTTTTTGGACAGCGCGAGGTACTGTGACAGGGCATGATCATAGTGTTTTAACACTGTTTCAATTGAATGAATGGGGGTTAAAGTTCCATCAATTAAAAATGGGAAAGCCTGCATACGATCTCTTTATAGACGATAAAAACATAAATGCTCATGATTGGCTAAATGAAAAATAAGGTACTATTAATAGGAAACGATCCTAACGTAAACAATATTGATTTTTCAAAAATAAATCCTGATATAATAAAAGTAGGAACAAATAGAGCATGGCTAAAGGTTATACCTAACTATCTTTTTTTTCATGATCCTAAAATATTTTTAGAATTAGATAATAATAAAGATAGGCTATCTGAATTAATAAAGCATACTAATATAATATCTAGTGATTGGTTGAACGTAAATTGTAGTAAATTAAAGATAAAACCCCCGGAGTACACTAAGATATACAATAGGCCTAATAAAAAAAAATACGTAGATTGTGTAACTACAGCAATCGATATATTAGAAAGAAATACTTTTCCAAAAAGAAACACTATATTTTATATAGCAGGTGTAAGTTTAACTTGGAAAACTCCCAGCCACTTTTGGAAAAATAATCCCATAAATGGAATAGGTAATGCTAATGGAAAAAAGTGGCATGAAAAAAGATTCGATTTAACTTTACAAAATTTTAAAATTCTTAAATCTAGAGGTTTTAATATAGTATCAATGACGCCTACTTCTAAAATAAATAAGATATTTAGATACGAAAATATAGAGAATCTATATAGTTAAGGGGTTACTTTAGTTGTTTTAGATAAAAACGTTTGTTGCAACTGTGTTATAGAAGCAACCGTTGCTCCAGGGGTTGGAGGCCATTTAGAATCTATTACACCGGCTAATGTAGTTAACGCAGTGGATAGGGAGGTTCCTAGCACAGCAGGCTGAGCGAGCGGTTTATTTGGACCAACAACTACGTTATTTCCATTTACATGTATATCGTTAGAATTAAGTTCTATTTTGCTAGTGGAAGTGGCTATTATCTTACTATCCGCTGTTATGTTTATTTCCGTTCCTTTTAATTCTATTACCGACTGTGTTTCAGCATGTTCTATAGTAATTGTTTTATCTTGACTGATATTTAATCTGGAACCTTTTAATTGCATTGTTATACCTTTCTCTTTAGTAAACCAGAACTTTAATTCTTCATCTCCATCAAAAAGTAAAAAATGAGAACCGTGGTATTCTCCTTCTTTTTGAAGCTCTTCTTTAATGTCATCTGCGAGCTCCTGTATTGCATAATATTCAGGCGAATATATATTTCCATTATCAAACCTAATAGCTACAACGGAGCCGTCCTTAGGTATAGATACCGATCCTGCTTTTCCATCTTTTCCAAAATACAATGGCTTTTGTTTTGGATATGCCCATGGTAAATCTTCTACAGGTATAGCTTCTCCATGTATTCCAAATATTCTAACCTTACATCTTCCTTCAAAATCAGGGTCTCTTGAGTCTTCGACTGTTCCTAGAAATTGTTTATCTATTAAAGTACTTTCCATGTTTATATTTTACAATTTCTTTTAAAGAGGTTTTTTAGGCGTAGCTGTATTTTTAGGAGCTATTCTTCCTTCTTGTGATTCATATCCAACGCTATTCATTATTCCTAAGTTTCCTTGATCTACTAATTGGCTTAGTTCGCTTATCCCTTGGTTGATTAGTTTATTGGGAGTATTTAAAACAGAAGATATTCCTTCTGATGCTTTTCCTCCAATCGTACTTATTTTATTTCCAACTACAGGTAAACCTGTTAAAAAACTAGATGCAGAATCTAAATTGTTTCCTAAACCGGCTTGGTCCCAAGAGTTACCTGCTCTTGTTTTTGCTGCAGTTGCATCGTCATATGTTGCACTTCCTGATGAATAGTGGTTTTCTTCTTCCATCCATCCTATTTTTATCTTAAACTGGTTTACTTCTTGTTGTTTATTTCCGCCTATAGTCATGTTACCTCCTCCTGGAAAAGAATCTGAAAAATCAAATTCACATTGTCTACATTTCATTTTAACATAACCAAAGTTGTCTAATACGTTTCCTAAACCATTACCAGCCCCTGCTAATCCTGCTAAATTGGGACCTCCAATATTCACGCCAGTTCCTAAGTTAACTAAAGAAGGTAATACATTTCTTAGATTTCTAAATTCAGCTACCCATATATCCATTGAAAACCATCTTAGATTATCCGGGACCCGTTCTCTCATATATTGTTTATCATATACTGCATTTCTATATAAATCAGCTAATTCTGTCATTCTTAAATCGACTGCTTCTAGTGTTTTTACAGTTATTTCACCTCCTTTCATAGGTTCTTCCATATCGGTAGCTTTTTGCCAAAGCGAATTTAAACCTCCTACTTCTTGAAAATACCAAGGTGTGTCATCTCTTAAATATTTCAATAATGTACTAAAAACAGATAACTGATTGGCTTTATCGGAATGTCCCCTATTTAAAAGATAATTTATAGCACTTTGACTTTTTCCTTCTTTAGTATTGAAAAGTGGACTTACTGCTAAAAAATCATCGCTTCTATACATATCATCGAATGTAAAATCTAAAGAAAATGTTAAATATGTAGGTTCGTCAAATTGATCTCTAACTATTCCTTTTCTAAAGTTACTAAGGTGTCTTTCTGTATTTAAAAAATTTACTGGCATATATTAATATTTATTTCTTAGGATTTGGAATCCAATCTCGTTTAGCTAGTAGCAACTCTGTTTTAAAGTTTCCACCTTTTTCATAAACATGTTTATTTCCTATTGAATAATATATACCCGATAGAAATTCATTATATAAAGACCCTTTCAAAGTTTGTGTTTCTCTGGTATCACTTTGCTGAACGTCCCATGACTTTGAATATTCTTGGTCTACATCAATCTCATATATAGCTACTGGAACTCTCATTCCCCTAGTGGTATTATAATTTATACCATTAGTAATAGTTTTTAATTTTATTTTATTTAATTCTGAAATGTTATGTGCGTTTATAGCATTTGCTGCTACATAATTTTTATGCATATTGGGATACTGAATATTTATCCATTCCCTAGACTCGGTATTTTTTAAACTTTCATTTTCTGGAGAAAGATCCCTTGACCTACCTCCTGTGATATTAGATTGTATAGGTTTAACGTAAAAATCAACTAGCTTATCTACAGGATCTTCTTCATTCAAGGAAGTATCATAGTAATATATTCTTTTTTTAAAACCTTCTTTTACTAATATTTCTCCATTTTCAGTAATTAAATGTCTCTCTTTTATAATATTAGTTCCTTTATTCATTCTAGGGTTCTCTACAAGACCCATTGGCACTGCTTCTATTTGCTTTTGTGCTTCAGATTGAGTATTATTAGATATATTATAACTATCGGCTCCAGTAAATATAGTGTCATCGAATTCACCATTCTGTTCTAATTGTATATTTGCTTCTACATAATTTAAATGATAATATTTGTCTATAAATACGTGAAAAAAAGATTGATCGTTTTGGTAAGAATGTTTAGATACATGCTTAATAAACTTCTCAGAATTCCAATTTGGATTAATCCAGTTCATAGCATCACTGGGTGCAACTTCATTAGATTGAAATCCTAATCCTAATTCTTCGCACACTTTATAAAGACATTCTTTAGAAGTAAGGTTATTATAACTCCTAGAAACATTTGTATATATTTCAGGTATAAAAAGTTCACCTTTTATTATCTTAGTTTGATTACCCTGTATACTAGTTATAATATAATCATTTCTAATAGGTTTCATTTTTTCATGAGTAGATTTTACATATAAACTCAATATAGGATTTTTATTAGGAAACTGAACCGGTGAAAACCAACCATTACTGTCTTCGTAAACTAAAGTTATCTTTGGTAAAAAACCAGTTTCGTCAATTATACATGTTTCTATATCATTTGAGGAAATATTAAAGTCATTTATTTGAATAAAAGGTTCATTATTACCTGTGGATTCTTTATTATTAAAACCGGCCGCGTCTTTATTTTTCTTTAAGTGCCTTGTGCTAGGTCCTTTTCCTTCTTCAGTGTTGTTCCACACTGCCATTTCTTTTAACGGAATATTAGGACTAAGGGTTGATTTTAAAACATGTTTAAATGCCATTATCCAAAAAGATTATTTTTGATTAATGCTTTTTTAAGATTTGCTCTTGATATTGGTTCAGGACAATCATCTCTATTAATAGAAGTTACGTCTTCTCCAAACACAAGTTTTCCGTCTTTTATTTTTATATTTTTATCTTCTTTTTTATTTACATTACTTGGTAATACTTCACCTCCTTGGTTTTGTTTTTTAAGTAATTCAAGTCTTTTCTTATCTTGCTCATTTTTAGGGTTTATAAAAACAGATTCTACTTCCTGTATTTCTATTTCTCCTATATCATTTATTTTAGAAGGTTCTTTTACTATACCGCTTAAATCATCTAAATTTGGCGCATATAATATTTGCCCTTCGTATAAAGAAAAAGGGTTTGATATACCGTTATATTTTAATAAAAGATCTAACATGTTCTGGTCATTGTATAAAGCAACTGCTGCTAAATCAGGTCTCATCACAGTGTCATTATCTACTATAAAAGTCCTAGATGATCGCAGTGCGCTTTTTTTGTCAGTATCTATTGAACTCCTAGTTAGGTCTGGAAAAACATCTCCGTTTTTCTTTTTACTACTGTATTTGTTCATTAATGTTTTTAGTATTATCATAATTATGTTGCTGATTGTGATATATAGTCGTTCAATAACGCGGAAGATCCAAATGCTTTTCCATAATGCGTAGTCACTCTTCCTCGATATATGTTTATTCCATCGTTTGCTACTGAATCGTCTATTTTTAATTCTTTTGCTTTTGTGTTAATTTCATTCATATTTGCGGCTCCACCATCTAGTGCAGTTTCTCCGGCCACGCCTCCTGCTCGCCTTTTACCTTTACCTAAACTTCCAGGTTCTGTTCCAAACGTATTTTGAGTAGAAGAAGGCGGTTTCACTTTACTAAACGAAAGCGGACCTCCACCTAAGTTAAATATACTTTCTATATCCTGTTTTGCTCTAGGTCTTCCATGCTTAAGGGTTACTGTAAAATCAACTGATTTTGGAAAATCATCAGGTCCAAGTTCATTGCTAAATTTCATATCACAGTTAGTGCATATTAGGTTACCCATCACTGCCATTGGGTCCATTGGGTTACCGATAGTCATATGCCATTCCCCCACAGGTCTTCCTTCTAGCAAGGACCTATAACTTAAAGGGGCTTGCATTAAACCAGCAGCTCTACCGGCTGCTAATACGTTAGCTATTGACATTCCTGTTTTAGTAAGATCTCCAGCCGCATCTCTTAACTTAATATCTTCATCTGCTTTATCTCCTTGATTCTTTGGCGGTTTTACTCCTGTTTCTTGATTAAATACTGTTTGTACTTGATTTAAAAGCTGTTTCATCGCTCCAGTTGCATTTTCCATCCATTCGTTTAAAGTCAATTGTATCCCTTCGATAACTCTACCTTGTTCTATTAGTTCACTACCTGGGCTAGAAATAGTTACGCCTGGGTTTTTAAAATAACGATATCCACCTCCCCAGAAAGGAGCTGTGTTATAAGTAAGAGTTAAAATATTAGTTAACATATCAAGAAATGCTATTCTAGAGTTTATAAAATTAAAAGACCTTAAGGTATAGCTAAATTTAACAGTAATAGGCTTATTAAACATAGTGTCTCCCATTCCTCTATCTCTCATTCTATTTTTATTGATAACGTTAACTGGCCCAAGTACCCTGTTCCAATAAGGACCATCAGTTTTATACGCCTTTCTAATATACTCTTGTAATTTCTTATCGTATCCAGCAACTTCAAGAGCTCCTTGATTTCCTCTTGATGAAGCTACGGCTGCTCTAACTGATTTTTGAAGTGTTTCATCCTCTATTCCGGCCCCTGCTATTACGTCATCTACTAGGATTTCATTTCCATCAATATCTTGTACATCAGCTTCTTTATCTATCCATTTCATATCCCATCCCATGGGTAAAATAGTGTTTATATCATTGTCAGTACCCTTTCCATAATAAGTAAGTGCCTGTGCTAAAGGAACTTTTGTACTTGAATCATCGTCAACTTCAACAGACCTTAAACTATCTTCAACAGGTTGTGGATATCTTCTAAGAGCAACTAACCTATTATTAGGTATTTTACCATAATGTGTACAGAATATAAAATCATTATACGCAAATGGAGTAGCTCCCATTACGTCAGAGTTATCAGAATTTCTAAAAGTTTGTATTATTTGATTAGCAGTTGGGTTTCTTACTGTTTTTTGATATTCTCCAACTGATATAGGCTGAAGATCGTCTTCTTTACTAATCGGTACATTGCTAATATAATTAAAAGCCTGGCTAAATGCACTTCCTTCGTTATCATTGGTTAAACCTG